GACCTCCGCGAATCCGGCGCCGTCGAACAAGACGCAGACGTTGTGATCCTCCTACACCGAGAAATCATGGGCGACCTCCGAAACGACCTGTCAATGCTGGTTGCCAAAAATCGGCACGGCGCAACAGGACTCGCACAACTGCAATTCTGGGGCCAATATTCCAAGGCCCTTGACTGCGGCGTCACACCACAAGCGCAAGTCAGAGCGCTCGCCGCATGACCCGCCAAACCCTCAACGCCGTCCCAACCGGGGCGGCTGACGTTTTTAAAGGAGAGCTATGAAAACGGTTATAAGCCTCTGTGACCTGACTGGCAATATGACGCAGCCTTGGGTTGACGCCGGATACCGCGCCATCCTCGTTGACCCGCAGCACGGCGTGACGACGATGGATGACGAAGTAACCAGGTTCGCCGGCACCATCGAGGACGCCATGGACTACCTCGGCCACGTGATCCGCAATCACGACGTCGCCATGGTGTTCGGATTCCCGCCATGCACGGACATGGCCGTTAGTGGCGCCCGCTGGTTTGAGTCCAAGCGAGAGAAAGACCGCATGTTCCAGGCCAAGGCAGTCATGGTCGCTGAGCAGTGCCGCACTATCGGCCGACTGTCAGGCGCACCGTACCTCGTGGAGAATCCCGTCTCGGTCCTCGCGTCCGCATTCGGCAAACCGCAGCACACGTTCCACCCAGCCGACTACACCACATACGAGGCCGGCGACAACTACACGAAAAAGACGTGCCTCTGGACCGGTAACGGCTTCGTCATGCCACAGCCGGCCAAGGACGACTCACTCGGCGCCCCGGACAACAGGATCCACTTCGCATCACCAGGCCCCGAACGCGCCAACTTCCGCAGCGCAACCCCAATGGGATTCGCCCGGGCCGTATTCGCAGCCAACCACACGCCTGCATTGGAGATCGCAGCATGACCCATGAACTAAACACCCCCGTCCGCATAACGCATACCCCATGCCGTTACTTCGGTGATGTCGGGACCGTTGCGGAGGTGAACCGTGACCAGCATTTCCCGTATGGCGTCGGCGGTTTGGAGGACTGGCTGCTGTGGTTCGGCGACGGGGAACTCGTGAAGGTCGCTCCCGAGGGCGTGGAGGCGGCATGAGCGGGTCAGGAGTGGCTGGTGGGACCCGTGGGCATGATGAGGATTCTGAGCGCTCTACGGGGCCGCTGAGGGTCTGGACGCTCACGATCCCAGCGCCGTGCAAGTTCATCAACCTGAACTCGCGCACACACTGGGCGCCCAAAGCCGAAATGACAAGAGCCTGGCGAACCGCGGCCCACGCCGCCGCAAGTAAAGCCAAGCTCCCCAAAGGCCTAGACCGCGTCCATATCGTCGCCCACGTCATCAAGCCCACAACACGCGCCTACGACGTCCACAACCTCATGCCAACACTCAAAGCGGCAATTGACGGGATCGTGGACTTCGGACTGATCCCCGAGGACACCAACGCGCACCTGACCGGCCCTGACTTACGCCAAGGCGGCAAGGGTGAACTCGGCGTCATCATCACGATCACGGAGGAAGCATGAAGGCCAGGATCATTAACCAGCAATACACGGCCACCTCGGAGATGCGGGTACTCGCCAAGCTCCCCTACTCGATGGATAAGCCATGGCTGGGGCGCATCGGCGGGAAGCAGAAGAAGTTCCGCACACATGCAGCCGCGATCAGGTGGGCTATGAAGCAGATTCGGAAGGGGAAAGCATGACCTGCACAACCCAAGACTGTGGCCGGGGCACCGAGCTTTACCTCTGCTCCGAGCACATTGTGGAGTTGGACTCGCTACTCAAGGACGTTCCCGCGCTCATTGACCTGCTCGCCGGGCCACGAGCAGGGACCGCCGTTGTGCGCAAGGCCGGCTCAGGTGGCGGCGGCGGTGTCGCAGGGTCCAAGCCGCCCGGAAGCCTTGACGCCATGATGCTCCAAGCCTGGCTCAAGCAACTCCCGGAACGCGCACACGCCGCAGCGATGGACATCCCCAACGCGGGCGAATGGTTGCACATGGCCCGGATCTGGGTGAACCATGCACGGCAGCTCGTGTGGGGCCAGGAAGAAGAGTTCGTCAACCATGACGCACTGAGGGAACGGGTACGCAATATCGCACCACCAATGCCCACCCGCGAACTACTCCCATGGTTGCGGGCGCACGCGAAGATAGCCATCACCAGCATGGATATTCGTAACTGGGCGAGGCGCGGGAAACTCAAACCGCATAGCATCCACCCGCAACCGACATACCACCCGCACGAAGTCCTCGAAGCATGGCACGACACGCGGTCACGGATATAGCAATGTTGTGTTAAGTCGTGTAGTGTGTCATTTTGAGGGGCGAGTTGTCCCCCACTCAGGCCGGTCCAAGTGACTGGCCTCTTCTGTTTTAAAGACTGAGGCGCTGACCGACCCCCCATAAGTCAGCGCCTCGAACTATCCCGAGTGCCGGCGGTACAAGACCGGTGCATCTAAGTGAATAACCCGCGGACATGAACGCGGGAGGGCTGGACCGCTTCTAGGCGGCGTAGGGATCGCGAACCCAACCAGCCCACTGAACGAACGCTAGCCGACTAACCATTGATAACGCGGCCGTAGCAAGTAGTTCACCCCTTCAACACCAGGAGGTTCGGCATGAGGCTTTACAGGGCAGTATGTGAAGTGCTGGAGAGCTACGCCGCACGCCTGCGAACCGACACGCTAGAAGCCGAACTGGACGCCGTTGACTGGGCGATCATGGGCAGTGTAGAGGACGACGACTAATGGACGGGCAGCGCTGCGACAAGCACCCGTCAGCGTGGGCTAAAGCGCGGGTCATCCTGCCTACACTGGGCACGCTGTACTGGTGTGGTCACTGCCTCGACGCCTTTGCCAAGCAGTACGACGGCGAATACCACGTTGCCTACGAAGTGGTCACGGTCTGATGGCTGAGTCGGAGATACAGAAGCGCAATAGTGCACTACGCAACAAGCACCGCGCACGAGTAGCCCGAGACAAGCCAGCCTGCCACATCTGCGGTAAGGCCATCGACTACACACTGCCTCACCTAGACCCCTGGTCCTTTGTCCTCGACCACGTCAAGCCACTGAAGCTCGGCGGTGCTGACGCGCTAGAGAACAAGAAGGCGGCTCACCGCGAATGCAACAGCAAGAAGCGGGCCCGGATGGTCGCACCCATCGTTCGACGGTCAGGCAGCCTCGACTAACCCACACAACCCACGGGGAGGACCCCCCAAGCCACTCCCTGAAACCCCGCTGGGGATAGGCAATGTCTCTCCCCGAACTTTTTTCCCAAAATCCGGCCCCGGATCGGAGGCTCCACGATGACCGCTAAGCGTAGCCTGCGCGCCGTTTCGCCGGACGAAAAACCCCCGACTCCCACTAAGCCGAAGACGGTTACTGAGGCTGCGAAGAGTGGCACGACTCGTGAGCTGTTGTCCGCGACTCGTGACCGGATCGCGGTGGCTGTTGAGGATCCGAACACGCCGGCCCGTGATCTGGCTGCTTTGTCGAAGCGACTGATGGAGACGGTTCGGGAGATCGAGGCTATCGACGCCCGTACCGAGGAGTCTGAGTCCCATGCCCAGGTCGAAGACGGAGAGTTCGAAGCCTCGGCTATCTGAGGTTGCCCGTGAGTTGGTGATCCCTGAGGGGATTGTTACTACGGCGTGGCCTCGCGTGGTGGCTAAGTGCGCTGAGATGGGTGTTTCGTTTGACCCTTGGCAGCATGGCATCGGTTCGGTGGCTCTTGGTAAGCGGAAGTCGGGCAAGTATGCGGCGACGGTCGGCGGCGTGGTCATGTCGATCCCCCGGCAGGTTGGTAAGACGTTCCTTGTCGGCATGATCATCATTGCGCTCTGCGTGATTTTTCCTGGCTTCACGGCGCTTTGGACGGCGCACCGCACGAGAACGACGTCGATGACGTTTGCCTCGATGCAGGCGATGGTGAAGAAGAAGAAGATTTGGCCGCATGTTGATGCGATCCGCACGTCTAACGGTGAGCAGGAGATCCGTTTCAAGAACGGTTCCATCATCATGTTTGGCGCCCGTGAGCAGGGGTTCGGCCGCGGCTTTGACAAGGTTGATGCCGAGATTTTCGATGAGGCTCAGATCCTCAGCGAGAAGGCCCTAGAAGATATGGTGCCGGCGGCAAACCAGTCCACTCAAGAGGCCGGCGCGCTGCTGTTTTTCATGGGCACTCCCCCTCGCCCGTCTGATCCTGGCGAGGAGTTCTCTAACCGCCGCGCTAAGGCGATGTCGGGCAAGGCGAAGAACATTGTCTATGTCGAGTTCTCTGCGGACCCTCAGGCTGACCCTGACGACCGTGACCAGTGGGCTAAGGCTAACCCGTCATTCCCTCATCGGACTCCGGTTGAGTCGATGGAGCGTATGCGGGAGAACCTGACTGACGACGATTCGTTTAAGCGTGAGGCGCTTGGCATTTGGGATGCTGAGGATTCCGCCCGCGTCATTGACGAGGATTCGTGGAATCGTGCAGCGGATCCTGCGTCTATGGCTATTGACCGTCTCACGCTGGCTATTGATGTCCCCCCGAACCGCTCTATCGCGTCTGTGGCGCTTTCCGGCCAGCGCGCCGATGGTCGCTGGCATATGGAGCTTGATGACAGCCGTAAGGGCGTTGACTGGGTTATCCCGTGGGTTGTTGCGCGGGCGTCCAAGAACCGCTTGCATGCGGTGGTGGTGGATGAGATGTCCGGCCTTGTGGAGCGCCGGCGTGATCGTAATTACCTGATTGGGACTGACATTGTCGTGACTTTGGCGGCTGCTGAGGGGCGTGACATGGCTATCGCGTGCGCGAAGTATTACGACGCCATCCTTGACGGATCGGCGCTGCACACGGATCAGCCTCAGGTAAATGTTGCGTTGTCTCTCGCCCGGAAGCGGCCTCTTGCTGGCGGTTGGGCGTGGAATCGCAAGGACGCAGCATCCGATATTACGCCGGTTGTGGCGGAAACTCTTGCCCTTTGGGGCGCTCAAAACGATAACGTGCAACGTCCTTCGCGGCGTGCTGGATCTAGGACGGCGGTGGTTCTTTAGTGGCTTTCGAAAAACTGCATGTTCCTGGGCTCAGTGTAGACGAGTTGGCTACCCTGAACCGGTGCGCCGAGGAGTTGGACAAGAAGTCTCGACGCAACCTCCTGCGTTCTTCCTACTATGACGGGAAGCGAGCCGCGCAGCAGATCGGCAGTGTTATCCCGCCGCAGTATGCGAATATCGGGCTTGCTCTCGGCTGGGCGGCTAAGGGTGTCGATGGCCTGGCGCGTCGTTGCAACCTGGAGAAGATGATCTGGGCTGATGGGGATCTTGAATCTCTCGGAATGAGTGGCCTTGAGGAAAGTAATTTCCTCCTCTCTGAGATCTCGCAGGCCCGCACGGATTCGCTGATTCATGGCGTCTCTTACCTAATTACGACGAGGGGCGATACTGCGGCCGGCGAGCCTGCCTCGCTGGTTCACGCGAAGGATGCGCTGAATGCTTTCGGCGAATGGAATGCCCGACGCCGCGCCCTCGACAACCTTCTATCGGTCACGAGCCGCAAGGATGGCAGGATTGACGGCTTCATCCTGTATCTCGATGGCCTGACGATCAACGCTGAGAAGGTTGACGGCGAATGGTCTGTGGACCGTTCTGAGCATGCTTGGGGCGTCCCTGTTGACCCGCTGGTGTATCGCCCGCGTGGTTCCCGCAGGATGGGCCGTTCACGCATTACGCGGCCTGTCATGAGCCATCAGGACTCGGCGCTTCGGTCGCTGGTTCGGCTTGAGGGCCACATGGATGTTTATACGATTCCGAAGCTGATCCTGTTGGGCGCTGATGAGGGGATTTTCAAGAACGCTGACGGTTCTCCGAAGGCGTCTTGGCAGATCGCGCTCGGTCGCACGTTCGGAATCCCGGATGATGAGGACGCAGCGACTCCCCGCGCTGACGTGAAGCAGTTTGATGCGTCGTCGCCCGAGCCTCACCTGGCGCAGTTGAATGCGCTGGCTAAGTTGATGGCGCGTGAGACGGATCTTCCTGATTCGGACTTCGCGCTGACTGACATGGCGAATCCGACGAGCGGCGATTCTTATGCCGCGTCTCGGGAGAACCTTATCTCTGAGGCTGAGGGCGCGATGGATGATTGGTCCGTTCCGATCCGTCGCACCGTGAACCGGGCGCTGGCGATCCAGAACAACCTCACGGAGATCCCCGAGGCGTGGGGTTCGATTGAGGCTAAGTGGCGTTCCCCGATCTACCTCTCGAAGGCGGCTGCGGCTGATGCGGGGGCTAAGCAGATCGGCGCTATTCCGTGGCTTGCTGAGACTGAGGTTGGGCTGGAACTTCTCGGCCTGGATGACCAGCAGATTCGCCGGGCCATGGCCGATAAGCGCCGTGCTGCCGGGCGTGCTGTTATGGCAGCCCTGACTCCGCCGGCACCGCAGACTAATGCCGACGGCGTCTGAGTCTAAGGCGGCGCTCCAGTTGGTTACGGGCGCCGCCGTCAGCGCTGTTACTAGCCTGCTCGGGCGGATCTCCGGCTCGCCGGAGCAGCAGCGGGCCGTGTTGCTTGAGGCTGTCCCTGGCGTTATCGCTCACTACTCGGACGGGTCTTCCGCGCTGGCGGCTGATTTCTATGACGATGAGCGCGAGCGTTCAGCGCCGCCGAAGCTCTACATTGCCGAGCCGGTCATCCTTGATCGGGTTGTGAAGATTCGCCGGGCTGTTGCTTGGGCCGCGGATCCGTTGTTCGGTGACGATCTCGAGAAGTCCACTGGGCGGCTCGCTGAGGTTGTGCAGTTGGAAACGGCTCGACCGTACCGCGACACGATCCTTACGAACCGCAACAGGGATCCCTCGGCGGTGGGCTGGCGTCGGGTGACGAACGGCGGCTGTAAATTGTGCCGGATGTTGGCTGACCGTGGCGCCGTGTTCTCCGACAAGACGGCCCGCTTTGCCGCACACACTAATTGCAAGTGCACGGCGCAGCCCGTCTTCTCCACCGATGATTACGGCGACGAGGCAAGCGTCATGCAGTACATGGCTAGCCGGCGCAAGCGGACATCGGAGCAGCAGGAAGTACTCCGCGAGTATCTGCGCGTCAACTACTAAGACTTCCCCGATTGGGGAGAACGCTACGGCCGCGTTTCAAGGCCGGTCTAATGTCCGACGGGACGGAAACGGGGTAATCCGATGAGCACTGAAACCACCACCGAGCAGCCGAACACTGATGGGGGCACGCCGGAAGGCACGCCCAAACCTCAGGAGACAACGTTCTCGCAGGCCGACGTCGAACGCATCGTAAAAGAGCGGTTGGCGCAGCAGGCAAAGAACAAGTTCGGCGACTATGACGACCTGAAGACCAAGGCCGGCAATGCGCTGACCTTGGAGCAGCGAGTCGCGGATATGGAAGCAGAAGCGACCGCCGCGAAAGCGGAAGCGCTGCGGGCCAGGGTGGCTGCCGAGTTCGGCGTCAGCACGAAGAAGGGGCCGAAGGGCGAACCTTCCGACGCTGACCTGTTTCTCACCGGAGCCGACGAGTCCACTCTCACCGCGCAGGCGCAGCGCCTCGCGGGTCGAGAAGAAGACCGGAAGAAGCAAGGCAACTTCGCCCCCAAAGAGGGCACAACCACAACCGTCAGCGGCGAGACAGAAGACCTTCGGGACTTCGCTCGCAAGCTATTCAATAAGGAGTAACCATGGCCGCTCTTACTACCGGCTCACTGACCATCCCGAAGCAGCTCCTTGAGCCGTGGGTGAACGACATCCACAAGGGCTCTGTCATCTCCCAGCTCTCGGGTTCCATTCCGATGAAGTTCGGCGCTGGCGAAGCGTTTGTCTTCGATTCCGGCGAAGCTGAGTACGTCGGCGAAGGCGCGAACAAGTCCTCGAACGATGTCACGAAGACGACCCAGACCGTCGAGCCCTTCAAGTTCCAGAAGACCATTCGTTTCACGAACGAAGTCCAATGGGCTGACGAGGACCACCAGCTCGGCGTCATCCAGGAGATCCTGACCCAGATCCAGCCGGCACTCTCCCGCGCACTGGATTACGGTGTCATCCACGGCATCAACCCGAAGACCGGCGCTGTCGTGGCCGGCATGACTCAGCGCCTCACGTCCGCGACGACTGCCGTTGAGTACGCCGCAGCCGACGCACCTTACGTGTCCACGGATGCTGCTGTTGCCGCAATCCTGGCCGCCAATGGCGTCCCGAATGGCATCGCCATGGATCCGAAGTTCGCGGCGAAGATCTCCAGCCAGCGCATCACCGGCACCGGCCAGAAGCTCTACCCGGACTTCACCTTCTCGAACGAGTCTTCAGTGTTCGAGTCCCTGCGGGCCGCTACCTCAAAGACGGTCGGCGCTACCGGCGTCGCTGCCGTTGACACGAAGATCCGCGCCATCGTCGGCGACTTCTCTGCCGTCCGCTGGGGCGTGCAGCGCGCCATCGGACTGGAACTGATCGAGTTCGGCGACCCGGACGGCAACGGCGACCTCAAGCGCAACAACCAGGTCGCTTTCCGCGCCGAAGTTGTTTACGGATGGGGCATCGCGGAGATCAACCGCAACTTCGCCAAGATCGTGGATCTCGTCTAATGCCGCGCCTGCGTAACGATCTGACCGGCGCAGTTATGACCGTCGAGGAATCCACTGCCGAGCTTTTGGGTAGCGAGTGGAAGTCCGGCGACGTCAAGGCCGAACCGGAAGCCAAGCCCGCAACGCGCCGCAAGGCCGCGGATTCCGAAGCCAGCAAATAGCCGAAAGGGGCGGTCATGTTTTCAACAGTGACACCAGCCATGCTTGCAGTCGCTTTAGGGCAGGCCGCCCCTGTCGCAGCTTCCGTCACTGAGCAGCAGTGGGAGATGTGGATCGATGATGCGTCAATGCTCATCGAGTCACGCCAACTGTTGCTTGGTGTGGAAAACCTGGATCAGGCGAAGATCGACTACGTTATCCGGGAAGCCGTCGTGGCGCATATCAAACGCCCGGATGATGCCACGCAGGTAACGATTGCGGTTGATGATGGTTCGTCATCGCGGTCTTACCAGTCTGGCAAGGGCCGCGTCACCATCCTTGACGAGTGGTGGACGCTCCTGGGCCTCGTTGAGGCTAGCGGCGCGTTTTCCATTGACATGGTGGGCACGTCGTCGAGGCATCTGGCGTGGTGCTCGCTGAATTTCGGTGCGACGTACTGCTCTTGTGGCGTGGATATTGCGGGCGTGCCGATCTTTGAGGGTGGCGGGCTGTGAGCCTCGCGGGCGACGTGCTCGCCATCCTCCCCGTACTGCGGGCGCAGGCTGAGTCGCTGATGATCGATGAGTGCACGATTACGCGCCCCGGTGAGCCGGTGACGGATCCTGAGACGGGTGACGTTACTAACGAGCCGGTGACGGTCTACGAGGGTAAGTGCAAGGTCCAGTCACGGGCAACCGAAGCCACGAACCCCGAGGTGGGCGGCGCAACGTTCACTGTTGTTTCGCGGCAAGTTCACATCCCAGCCAATAGTGCGGACGTGCAGAACGATGACGTGGTCACAATTACCGCGTCTCG